GGGCTGCGTTCGCTGGGGCGTCAGGTTGTACTGGTACTTTGGCTGGGGCGTCGGCGTGTAGCTTGGCGTGAAACCCCCATAGCCAGGGGTGTAGCCAAATGACTTTGCCAAGGGCATGTCTGGCTGCGTCTTGCCGCCAGCGGCCATGTGCGCCTCGCCGCCGTGAGCTTTGCTGAGCTTCACGCCCGGCACGTCGGAACCCTTGGGTGCCACCATCAGCTTTTCGTACACGTCATGCGGGTCACTGCGGCCAACCCTCACGCGGCCAACCACGTCGCCCATGCCAAACAGGTCGCCTCGGCTCCTGGGTCGCAGGGTGGGGTTTGCGCCGCTCATGGTGTTGTATAGCTCGGTGGGCGTGGCGTACTCGGTCGCCATCCCGTACTTGTGGCCCACGTCGCCCTTTTCGATGGTCGCCAGGAAGTTGAGGTCGTTCAGTATCGGGTCGCCACCCTCGGGCTTGAACAAACCCTTGCGCACCAAGTTGCTCTTTGTATACGATCCGGTTTTGGGGTCAAGCACCTCGAGGCCGGACTCTCTGCCAGCGGACATCATGGGGCGGTTGGTCTTGGGGTCGATGACCACGCCGACGTCGTCCATGATCCGCCCGTCCATGATCTCGCCGGTGCGGGGGTTGATGAATGCACCAGAGGGGAAGTCGGAACGCTCCTTGCCGCTCATTGCCAGGACTCGCTCGACCAGCTTCTGTTGGCCTGGGAACTTGTCGGGTTGCAGGAACCAGCGGTTTGGCACCGGCACGATTGAAGTGCGGCCCTCGCCACCCACGCGGCCGACCATGTCGTTGACCTCGGACATGGCGCTGCTGAACGCCTTCTTGGCCGCCCCACCCTTGCCGAACTCCCGGCGGTACCCGATCTTGTATGCACGCTCACCCTCCTGGCCTTGGCTCATACCGGCGGTCAGTTCGCCCTTGGGCAGGCGCTTGGTCAACTCCAGGGCCGACTCGCGGGTCTTGGGGTTGTGGCGCAACATGGCACGCAGTGCGGCGTGGCGGTACTCGGCCTCGAGCGAGTGAGGGTCGGTCTTGCCCCGGCGCTCCAGGTTGCCGATACCCTTGAGGGTCAACTCACCCTCGCCCATGGGCACGGTCATACCGGCACCGTACTCGACGCCACGCTGATCACCACGGGCGGACAGTGCTGGGCGCGTACCCTTCGACTCGGACTCGGGCAGGTCGCGCATCTTGGCCCGGCCTTCGCTTAGGATGCGGTCGATGCCGGAGGTCAGTTCGGACATATGCGCCATGAGCTTGTCGTCGGGGTGCTCGGGCATACCGTCGGGCTGTCCGCCGTCGGCCATCTGCGGCATGTCGTGGCCGAACTCGCTCAGGAAGGCTGCTGCCTCTGGGTTCATCTCAATCATGGCGGCCGCCTTCGGGTGTGTGGTGGATCATGTCTTTACATCGAGTAGGGGTTTTCCAACCTGGGTCGGATGTCAACGTATCCGTCGTCGTCGTCATCATACCTAGGCTCGGGGTCGATGTCCAACCAGCCCATGTCCTTGAGCATGCGGATGGCCTGGGTTGCGCTGTCGACGTAGTCGTCATGGGTGCTGTCGGGGAAGCTGCACAGTTGGGACAGGAACGGCTCGGCCCAGTCTTTGACGAACCCTGGTCGACGGTCGGACTCGGGTATCCAGACCAGCTTGGCCGCGATGACTGAGGCTGCGATCTGGAGCCGCTGCATCTTGTCGGCACGCCCTGGGTTGTAGCTGCGCACCGGCAGATGGGCACGCTGTAGCTCCTGGATCAGGCTGATGCCTGCGGCCTTGTCCTCGACCAGGATCAGGTCGGGCTTCTTGGCGTCCTTGCCTTCGCCGTAGCTCACCCGGAACTCATCGATCACGCGTGGCTTGAGGTCGGGGAATGACAGGTGCTCACCCCAGGCATCGAGCAGCATGACGGACATGGGTGCATCGTCAGGCTTGAACACGCCCCAGCTTGTGGCCGCCGTCGGGTCGTTGTGGGTCTTCTCGCTGAAGGCGCAGTCGTAGGACTGGAGCACGAACTCGAGCTTGGGGAAGGGCTTGCCTGGGGGCCACAGTCGGAACATGCTGCGGGTGACCACCTTGCCCTCTTCCATGTCGACCAGTTCACCGAGCACCTCCTGGTTGTACAGCTTGCTGCCCTTGTACTGCTCAAGCTGCTTTTGGAAGCTGGGTGCCAAGTTGGCCTTGTTCTCGTAGGTCGATGCGCGGTCGATCACCACGTCGTCACCCTCCCGCCCGACCAGTTCGATGATCAGGTCTTTGGGCTTGGGCGTGGTGGTCACGATCACCCTGGGCGACTCACCCAGGCGCAGGCCGAACATCATCATGTCCCAGGCATCTTGCAGGTACTGGAAGGCGGCCAACTCGTCGCACCATGCATAGTGCCACTGAGGGCCACGCAGGCGCTCGTAGCTGTCGGCGCTGATGCCCCGGATGATCGACCCGTTGGTCAGCTTGATCTGATGATCCTGCTTGTTGTAGTCGACGATCAACTGCGAGGGGATAACCGAGAGCAGCCCGCTTTGACCCTCAAAGCAGGTGAATTTTACGTCCGAGCTTGTGGGGGCCAGCACCAGACAGCGGCAGCCTGGGGTGATCCATGCCCACCACCAGATGGCCTCAGCGGCCGACCGAGTTTTGCCCGCCCCACGGCCTGCAAGCATCATCCAAACAAGATAATCCATCTCGAGCGGGGGCGGCACCTGATAGGAGTGGGCACCGGCCACCCAGGTGGCGTGAGCGATCAGGGCGACGCGGTCATCTTCCGGCCGGGCATCGAACTCGGCGGCCAGTTCTTCGTCCAAGTGTTCAATTAACACAGAGGCCGCCTGTCTTTGGTATTACTTGGAGGTGCTCGAGGCCGGTATAACCCCGGCAATTACCGCACCCATGTAATGCTTTGGATAACATCAGGTATTACTTTAGCCGCCCGAACGCTTGGTCATTTCGAGGTTTCGGATCACCTCGAACAGCCTGCCACTGCTGGTTTCCTCGGTCTTGATGGGTGCCCCACCCTCGACGCCCTCGACCCCCAGGCGGTCGCCGTACTTCTTCGGCTTGAGCTTCATGGCCGTCCATTTGCGGGCATCGATGCGGTTCTTCTGCCACTGAAGGAACGCGCCGTCGAGCTTGTGCTCAATGACTGCGCCAGTTCTTTTGTCAGTGACCACTATGATTTCGGGCTGCTCATCAGCGATGGCAATGATCTCATCGGCCAGGGTATCGGCCTGTTCTTCCCGTGCGCGGGCGTATTGCTCCGTGAACGTCGGCTGTCGTATCAACCACTCGTACACCGTCGACTGCGCAGGCAGTAACCCAGTCGTATCCTCACGCAGAATCTGCCTCAAGCTCTTGCCCTCACTGATCATCATGCAGATGACATCGGCAGTGTGCTGATTGAATGTCGTTGGTGCCCCTTGTTTTGCGGGCTTTGCGGGGTTTTTTGCGGGCGAGGCTACCTTACCCTTGGCGCTGGGCTTTGCGGTGCTTGTGGCTCGTTTGGCACGGCCTGTGTTGGTTTCTGGCATGACCCGTATTCCCCATGGTTGAGTTGGCTGGAGTTTACGCTGTTTTGGCGGCCATGGAAACCGTGATGGTTGTTGGTGGCACGGGCTCACGGGACTCGACTTCCGCTCTGCCTGCCCTTCTGGTGATCTTTCAGTTCCACCAACACGGCTGGGGACTAATCGTGGATGAACCCACATTGTTGTCAATCCCCATGCGTTTTGGCGCGGGGAGCCTTTCACCCCGCTGGCCCGTCAGGCTTGACCCTGCCCGGCAAACGCACTGCATTCGCTATGCGTTCGCATTCCGTTCGCTATTCGCCGATAAAAATCAAGACCAGGACAAATACCAGGAAAGACCCGGCGGCCAAGATGCGTTCGGCAAGTGATTCTTCATTCATGATTTTACTCCTTTTAAACAATGTATGTGTGATCTTCGGTGTGCACTTCGAGCGCGTCGTAGCTGATTTTTTCCAGCATCTTTTCGACCGCGTCGTCCACGGTTGGAGCGTACACCACGTAGTCGTGGGCGTGACCGGTCTTGCTGACAACGGTGAGTGTGAATTCTTGCATCATGTTCCTTTGTAGCCCCAAGCGGGCACGGTTTCCAGGTGACGGGCGGCAGCATAGCTCAGCTTGACGCTGCTGTCGTTCAGGTGTGCGGCCAACTCTTTCCGCTCGGAGCGCAAGCCCTCGAGCAGGGCCAAGTTGTGGGGAGAGGCGCGGTACCTCTCCATCATGGCGATGCAGTGGTCAATGTGGGCGAGTGCTTGGTCGATGGTCATGGTGGTGCTCCAGGTTCAGGCTGCGTAAGATTCGCGGTCGTTGGACAACTTGGCGGCCAACTTCAATGCTGCGTTGAGGGTCTTAGCCGACGTCAAAACTTCGAGGGTGACGGCGCTCTTGACCGTGAACTTGAGAGCACGCTCTTTCCAGCCCCAGCGGCCAATGTTCACGCCACGGTCGTAATCGACGTAGACGCTGCGTGCACGAATACTTTTGTCACGGCAAAAGCTTGTCCACTCCTTGACCAGGGCTTGCTGCTCAGGGGTAATAACTTCGGCATTTTTTGCTGCTGCGAGGCTGATGATGATCATTTAATTTCTTTCGCTGTTGGTTGATGTTTCGTCCGAAGACATAGTCATAACGGCCAGCAAACCGAATCGGTTGACAGGCCATTGAAAATATCTTCTAGGTGCAAACCCTAACCCTTTGAAGACCTTTCGATCACCTCGTGGGCACCGTCCACCCGCCCCCGGTAATACATATCAATCAACAAGATCATCATGTTGATATTCTTTCGCAACTCAAGCTCATTAATGCCCTTTTCCAGGGTGACCGTGGGTTTGTCCAGCACGCTGCGCAGGGCTGCCTGGAACTGCGTGTTGTAGTCAGTCATTCTGCACCCCCCGCTGGTTGAATCAAGCCTTGGTCGATCAAGTCGGCGGCGATGCGGCCAAAAAAGCCCTGGAGTTTCCAGGCCAAGCCGGTGTCAACCAAGTGCTGCCATGCGGCCAGGGTTTCGTCTTGGTCTTCGGCCAAGATGTAGCCCTCTGCGATACCCACTGCTTTGAAATTGTTCATGATGTTGTCCTTCGCTGTTTGTCAAATAAAGTCGAGAAATTTTTTGGGGTCGAGTTTTCCGTCAATTTGTGCCACGTTTTGAGGGTGGTGTCACAAAGCCGCCTTGGGGCGGTTGATCACGGTCTGCTTGACGCCCTCACGCACGCCATGGGCGGCCACGGTGGCCGTCACGGTGACCACGTCGTCTTGCTTGCTGAACTCGCCATCAGCGCCGCGCACGAAGGCGGCAGCGTTGCCCTTGTAGATGACCACGTTACGGTCGGCATCCTCACAAATGAAAATGCTGGTGGTGCCGAACTTGGAGTCGATGTAGATGATCCGCTTGATGGTCACGGTCAGGGTGAGCTTGTCGCCCACGGTGCCCAGGTGCTGGCGCGTGGCGTTCAGGGCTGCATCTTTGCTGGCCCACTCAGCCTTGCGCTCCTGGGCGCGAACCAAGCACTTGCGCACGGCCTCGACTTGGCCCAGGCTGAGCTTGCCGTACTTGTCGAAGGCGGCAGCCAGGGAGCCAATGAAGCCCTCGTTGTAGCCCGACACGCGGCCGTTGTCATAGATGCGGCCAGGGGCCACGAACTCGAGCACCTCGGCGTGGTCGGGGTAGGTGGCGTAAAACGTTTTGTTGGCGTTTGCCAAGATGTACGACTTGCGTGCCGCTTCGTAGCGGGCGGGGAACTCGATGACCGGGGAGAAGTTGCTTGCCATGATCGCTGTCCTTTCAATGTTTGGGGGGTTACAAGATGATAACGCACCCCAAACCGATTCGGTTGACAAATTATTGACCGGCTTCCAAAATTTTATTTGCCGTGCTGAAAATGCGCTGCGCTGACTTGTCGGTGATCTCGGCACCCTCGAGCCAGTTTTGAATGTACCCACGGGACTCGTCCAGGCCCGGCAGGCCCAGCAACGCACACAGGATGTAGGCCACCCCCTCGGCCTCGACTTCACGCACGTCACGGGGCGTGAATTCGCTGTCGGTCATCAGCCCCTCTTTGGTGTGGCCGAGCACAACGTGGGCGATCTCATGGAAGCGGGTCTTGTGGGGGTACTCGGCCACCGGGTTGACCGCGATGGTGTTGAGTTGGGCATAGCCCTGAACGTTGCCATTGGACAGGGCAAACAGTTCTTCGTTGATGCTCAGGGCGGCCATGGCCTTGGCCTTGTCCCAGGTGGGCACCACCACTTCGTTGGCAAAATCTTCGCCCTCGGTCTGGCTCAGCACAAACCATTGGTTGCGCATCACGAACATGCTGAACGCTTCGCCGGTCTTTTCGCCCGCGCCGTCTTTTTTGTTGATGGTGACGGGCATCACCAGGGCGATGGCCTTCTGGCCTCTGGACACCGAGCGGCCCAATTTTTTCCATCCATTAAAGCTGGCGATGGGGCCAAGTGGGATGTCACGGGCCATGCACTGTGACCAAGCCAGCATCTGGTTGCCAATGCTGTAGCCGGGGAAGGTGCTGTAGCACTTGCTGATGATGCCGGGCTGGGACACTGCGTCGTTGAGCAGTTGGGAGAAATTTGCTTTTTCCATGATTCACTTCCTTTTCGCTGTTGGTTGATGATTGTCCGAAGACAACAGTATAACGTCACCTAAACCGATTCGGTTGACACGTCAGCCAAATATTTTTTTGACCACTGCCCGCTCGATGTCCCGCCCCTGGGCCAGCATCTCCGCCCGCATTGACCCGCCCATCAAGTCGCTGACTTCGTCGTCGTTTTCATCCCAGCCCATGGCGGTCAACAGTTCCTGGTCGGTCAGGGGCTGGCGGCCACGGGTCACCCCCGTGCACACATTCAATTGATCAGCTTGGTATTTTGAGTCCATCAATGCACCTTTGAATTTTGGCCGTTGACTTTTTCGATGTAGGCCACGAAGTCGCCTATCGTACCCAGGTTGTTGGCATGCCAGCGCCGGATTTCGTTGAACAGATAATCGCAGCCATGCTCGAAGCCTGCGATGTACTCCACGTCCATGGCCGACACCTTGACCCGGTCTTCGGATTCGACGTTCATGCCGCCACCCCCAAAACGGCTTGCAAACCGGCCAGCATTTGCTCGGCCTCTTTGCGTGTTAACACTACGTGCGCGGAGCCATGGCGGGCCTGTAGGCTCAGCCAAACGCCGTCGTCAAATGAGTCCACTGACAGGCGCACACCCTCTTCGGTGCGAATGATAGTTTCAATTTCGGTGCTTTGCATGGTGATCTCCAAGTGATGGGGCCGAAGCCCCGTGGATTTAGTTGGACAGAGGGGTGGTGGTGGCCGACAAGTTGTTGTAAGTCACTTTGGTGTGCTTGGCAATCAATTCGGCAGGGGCGTTGAGCGCCTTGGCAACTGAGGCCCAAGAGGTGGACTTACGCTCTTCGGTCAGCGTGACCGTGGTGGCGTACATCGTGCCAGCGTAAGTGCCTGCGCCGAGCAGTTTGATCTGGTTTTTGAGTGACTCGGCTTGCTCGGTCAGTTGCTCGATCTGGTCTTGGATCAGGCCCAGGTCATCGACAATCTTGAGGGTGGTGGTTGCAGTCATTTGGAAATCCTTCGCTGTTGGTTGGTAGTGTTGTGTCCGAAGACACATACATAATGTACCAGCAACCGATTCGGTTTACACGCCAATCAAAATATTTTTGATTTTTAAACCCTAGGGGAAAAAAGTATTACGTGGGTCTTTGAGCAGTTCCAGCGTTTCGTCGATCAACTCCTGCTCGGTGTAGCCGTAGTGTTTGACAAATCCCTTGCGGCCAAGCCCATGCAGGCCCGTAGCGCCCCTGTGATGCTCCGGGCATAGTGGGATGACGTCCGCGTGGCTCGAGCGCCTTCCTGCCCCGGTTCCGGCCCTGCGGTGATGTATCTCAGCGGGGGTGCCTGGATACCCCATGCGTCGGCACACTGCGCAGCCCAGTTCGG